GCAATTGTTCGCGGCAAGGCACCTGCACATCGTCGTGAAGTAGAAATCCGCAGGGCTGTTAACCCTACGCTGAATACGGATACACGAGGCGATTGAGGGGTTGACAAGTCGCGGCACTGCTGCTATAGTATACGAACATTCACAGCACAGGAGCGAGAGATGGCAAAGACTTATATATGGGCGATGGACAGCGGACACGCTTGGCTGGCAGTCAAGGCGGGCGAACTGGTATCATTGGGCATTCAAGACAAGATCAGTTCTTATTCATATGTCAAGGGCAGCACTGTATACCTAGAAGAAGACTGCGACGCTGGACTGTTTATTAATGCATACCGTGCTCGCTGGGGACACGACCCTGCTACTACGGACGGCAAGCACTGGGACCGTTGGCCCGGACGCAGTTTCCAATCCTATAGCACTGCGTGGATCTACTCAAAATACCCACTCCACGCATAAAGGGGTTGACAAACGCCCTTCGGGGCACTATACTGTATAGACACTGACACAACAGGAGCGACAAAATGGCTACACGAAGCACAATTGCATACCGCACAGCAGAGGGCAAGATCCGTGCTGTATACTGTCACTGGGACGGCTATCCGGCCTACAATGGCGCTATGCTGCAGGAGCACTACCGGGATCCTGCAAAGGTTGCGGCACTTGTAACCCTAGGCAATATTTCATCCTTGGGCAGACTAATTGGCGAGAAGCACGACTTTGACTGGCGTGACGACGACGCTGGCTTTACTACCTACTACGGACGCGACAGAGGCGAGCCGGATCAGGACGCAAAGGAATTTGAAACTGTAGCAGATTGGGTGGAGCACTATAAAAGTTCCTGGGCGGAGTATTTCTATCTATTCAACGGCGATCATTGGATTGTAACCAACGGGCACACAGAGGGCGGCTTTCCTGTGTTTGACTTCCTTTCGGAAGTTTTGACTAAATTGTCGGTTGACAACTAGTAGCAGTGGATGCATAATAGTTGCACATTATAGACAACAGGAGCGAAACATGTCAGTTATGGTTACATTTGAACGAGGCTTTTACAACATCCGTGGCACTGCTACGAACGTTGGCGGACTCGAATTTCCATTAGTTCAAGATTTTAAAGTGGGCAAGGACGGTGTTGGCTATGTAACCGTAGACGGTTCCTATCAGCCGGGCTTTCCTACCCGTTCAATTCGCATTCGTTGCGAGGAAGGAGACTTCACTTTGGGTGGAGGAGAAAACGTTAAGGTAAAGAACAAGGTTCGCGAAGAGACTGACGAAGAAATCATTGAACGCCTTCGCAATCGCTTTGAAGTACTACATGACATGACAGCGGCTGTAAAAGAAGGCTCTGTGCGTGCTATGATTGTGACAGGACCTCCGGGTGTAGGCAAATCGTTTGGCGTCGAAGAAGTGCTAGCACGTAATGACATCTTTGACACTATGGCTAACCGTCCTCCCAAGTACGAAATCGTCAAGGGTGCTATGAGTGCCATTGGACTATATACCAAACTCTACGAGTATAGTGCCAAAGGCAATGTAGTGGTGTTTGACGACTGTGACTCTGTGCTACTAGACGATTTGGCTCTAAATATTTTAAAAGCAGCCTTGGACACCAGTAAGAAGCGTCGTATCTCGTGGAACACGGACAGTTCCTATCTACGTAAGGAAGGCATTCCGGATAGTTTTGAGTTTGATGCGGGTGCCATCTTTATTACCAACATCAAGTTTGAGAATGTACGCTCCAAGAAGTTGCAGGATCACTTGGAAGCACTTGAGAGTCGCTGCCATTACGTGGATCTTGAAATGGATACAGAGCGTGAGAAGATGCTACGTATCAAACAGATTGTGGCAGACGGCATGCTGGATCATTATGCATTCGCTGATGATGTCAAGGACGAGATCGTTGAGTTTATCGACGACAACAAGACTCGCTTGCGTGAATTGAGCCTTCGAACTGTGCTCAAGGTTGCTGACTTACGTAAATCCTTTAAGGATCGTTGGCAGGACATGGCGAACGTGACGGTGATGGCGAGACATTAATATGAAGACAACTGTTTGGTTTAAGACTGGAGAGTGGCTGGCGGCACTACTGATTATAGTAGTGGCAGCGGCTTTTCCACTCGCAATCATTTGGGCACTGAATACTCTGTTCCCAGTGTTGGCTATCCCGTACAACATTTGGACGTGGTTGGCTGTTTTGGTCCTAGGCGGTTTTTGGAAAACAGAATATCGCAATTTGGACAAATAAGAGTTTGACAAGGATATTGAAAGACTCTATAATGTGAAACATGCTGATAAATTGAAGTCAGCTACAACAAGGCAACTTAAATAGGAGACTATACTATGAAGCGTTTCAATCCAGAAACTAAAACCTTTAAGGTATTCAATGCACTCTACAATGGTGAAGCACTGACTGCGGCTAAGGCTCGCAAGATGGGCGTAGGCAACTTGAGTGCTGAAGTAAGCCGCATCAAGCAGGCAGGTTATGCAGTATATGGCAACACCCGCAAGGCTGGCAACGGCGTTACCGTTCGCGAATACACCTTGGGCCGTCCGTCACGTGAGATCGTGGCACTTGGCTACAAGGCCAAGGCTATGGGTTTGACCCTCGACGCTTAATCGCTCGGGTCTATAGCACAAAGCAAACCCTTAACCGATTCGCTCCCGGAGCAGGGATTCTTTGGGGTGTGGTGTAAAAGCCACACCTTTTCTTTTGACTGGCACTTCGGCCTGTGGATAACTTTTTTCCAAAAGTGGTTGACAGAATGAGGGGGCGGCCCTATAATATAAGTATAGTTAAACAACACAGGAGCGAACTATGTTTAGAGTTAATGAGCCAACCGTCCGCGATATTGCATTCATCGGCAGGGGCGAAATCAAATATAAAGTAGACGGAATGACCCTATGGGACGATCCTGCAGGTTTCACCATTGAAATCCGTCGCGAGGCAACCAATCGCTGGAACGAACCGCCAAGCCACCAATGGAACTACAAGGTAGGAGCATTAGCCCATAGCGTCAAGGTGACGAACGAAGGCTACCTCAACTATGCCGCGGCACTAAAAAATGCTGCCGAAAAGGTTGAACTGTTCATCTCTATGGAAGACAAGATGGAAGTTATCTTCCAAGAGGGTGAAGCACAGCGTAAGGCTGAATTCGAACGCAAGGTGGAAGAAGAGCGCCTTGCACGCGAAGCAGACAAGCCCGTAGGCGAGAAGTTGGCTAAAAAGATGATTGAGACTATGAAGCGTGAAGTGAAGAAGATGGGACGCTGGGACTCGCAGAACATTAAGTGCTTCGAACGCGGCACACGACGCGAATTTACCATTAAGGTAGAGTTCAGTCGTGCGGGCATGGGCCTGTTCAGCAAGGACTACGGACGCATTTCCAAAAAGGAAGCGATTGCCCTGCTCGCGGACAGCCACTTGCAATCGCTGGATGTAAGCGGGTGCTCGGCACTGCCGGACCCAAATGTAGCGGCATTTTTGATGTCAAAAATGTAAAAAAAGGCTTGACAACTGAGAGAGTTGAGCATATACTGTATAGACACTGAGCAACACAACTGAGAGGTGACATATGAGCAATGATATTTCCATCCGCCAAATGGGTCCGAAGGCTGCTAAAAAAGCGATCCGTAAGGCAATCCAAACTCGCCGTCCAGCGTTCCTTTGGGGACCTCCGGGCATTGGTAAATCCGAACTGGTAGCAGAGATTGGCGAACAGACTGGCCGTGAGGTAGTTGATGTGCGTCTCGCACTATGGGAGCCAACTGACATTAAGGGCATCCCCTACTACAATGCAGAGCAGGGCAAGATGACTTGGGCTCCGCCGGCTGAACTTCCAACTGACGAAGATAGCACGGCTATCATTTTCCTAGACGAGTTGAACTCCGCTCCTCCAGCGGTGCAGGCTGCGGCTTACCAACTTATCCTTAATCGCAAGGTAGGCACTTACAACTTGCCAAAGGGTGTAGACATTGTTGCGGCAGGTAACCGCGACGGTGACAAGGGTGTGACATTCCGTATGCCAGCACCGTTGGCTAACCGCTTCATCCACTTGGAGATGAAGGTAGACTTTGACGATTGGCAGGATTGGGCTAC